GGTTCAGAAAATCCACATTACGGAAGAAAATAATGGACTATTCAACAGCAAGTTCAATTAGAGGCACAAAACTAACTTCATTGATTGCAGATCGAATCATGTCTGGTGGTTCTGTCGGTTCATCCATTAAAGGTGCACTATCAGATAGAATGAAGGCAAAAGCTGTTGGTATGAAAGAAAGATATGATCCGTTGAACATTGCAAAGAAACTAACTGGTGGTGGTTCATTAGCACCTGCCTTACTTGGTCGAATGATGGGTCGTAGCAAAGAAGATATTCAATATTTTGCTGGCAAAGGCACTGCTACCGCATTAGGGCATGAAACTGGTAACATCGGTGGTGGATCTGTTGATGTTCTGAATAGAATACTATCGTTCTTGCAGAAGAGTCACGAAGTTGATGTTAGAACTATGGAAGTTAAAAAGAACTTCCAAGAAGAAGCAATGAATGAGGATGATCGTAGACATAAAGAATTCTTAAACGCATTAAAAGCATTCACTTCTGGTGGTACTGCAACACCAGTTGCCGGCGGTAAAACAGGTGGTGGTTTTAGTCTATTTGATTTATTTGCTGATCTTCAAGCAAAGATCAAAGAGTTAATGTCTTTTGTAGACGCACTGAAATGGCTAAGAGGTATTAGTAGTCTTGCAGGTTTAGCAACAGCAGTGTATGGAATTATGTTGTCGCCTTTTATGGTTGCAGCAGCAGATAAGAAAGCAATCGATGCTGATTTGTATAATCCAAAATATGATAATGTGCCATATGCTATGAGTGAACGTGCAAAGAAAGCAGGCGGATCAATGACTGAAGGTCAAGCAGGTAAAATCAACACTGCATCCGTTATGAAACGAATTGGCAGAGCAGAGATAGAACAAGCAGTTGAATCTAAAATGACTGATGATGAATTAGTCAGTCAATATGGTAAAAATAGAACACAACTCAAACAGTGGTTAAGTGATAACAAAGGACCAGCTTCTCAATTACAAGCGCCAGTTCCCTTTTCACCAACTCCTTCAGCAACAACAGGTAGCGTCACTGGTGGTGCATCTGCTCCAACACCTGTTACTCCTATGCCATCATCATCTGGTGTAGCAGAAGCAACGAATGCAAACATTGATTTGAATCTTGAACAGTCTACACCGTCGGGTGGTGCATCTACTCCTATTGTTACTAATACGACTAACAATATGGGTAATCAAAAGTCTCCTGCATCAACGACTGCATCACAAAGAGATTCGACTGATATACTGCTCCACATCTATGGTGCATTGAACAAGGCAGGATTTATATAAAAAAGGGAACCGAAGTTCCCTTTAAATCAGTCAATAATCAAATCATGCTTCTTCAGCGAGTTTGCTGAAGTAGTCCATGTCATCATCATCTTCAGTAGTAGAAGATTCAACACGTTTAGGTGCTGCCTTTGCCTGCTCTACAGTAGTACGAGAAACGGGTGAAGCACCATCCAGACCTAATACTTTATTAAGTTTGGCTTTCAATTCATCATACGACTTAAAGTTTGCTGGATCGAGATGCTCTTTCAAAGAGTTTTCCGATTTCCAAATCTCTTCAAGTTTTGCATCATCAGACAACAATGCAGAAGGTGCAGCAAACTCAGACTTATCATAGTTCTGATAGCCCTCGACTTTGCGAATCTTTAGTTTGAAATTGGCACCAGTCCAGAAGTCAAACGGATTCATTGCTTTCTCATCTTCAAAAGCAGGATTCATTGCTTCATTGATCTTATCAAAGATCTTAGCACCAAACTTAAAGAGAAAGACTTTACCTTCATTGTCTGGATTCTTAGAATCTTCAACGACATAAACATTACAGATATACGAAAGGCGACGTTTCTGCTTTCGTGCAATCTCTTTATTTGCTTCTACGCCAGAATTCCAAAGTTGAGTGTTATACTCAGATACTGGATCTTTCTGATTAAGCGTAGTAAGCGAGTTCTCAATGTACCAACCACCAGGACCTTGAAAGCCGTGATTGAATACTTTCACCCATGGGAGTGCATCTTCTCCATCTACTGAGGGTGCGGGAAGAAAACGAATAACTGCGTATCCGTTACCTGCTTTATCGACTTCTGGTTTCCAGAACTTGTCATCTTTAGAGGCAGGTGCTGCATTGAGTTGCTCAATGGCTTTGGTAAGTTTGTCAAAGTTACCAGATGATTTTTTAAGACTTGCGAAGTTCATATTAAATTCCTTATTAACGATATATTGCGGTATATTAGGCTACTGCACACATTTGTGACTTGAGTGCGTGTTTGTATTTAGTCACATCATAGTTCAAAAACGGTGCATATTTTGTGCATTTTTGAATAAAATCTGGAAAGATCAAATCATCATCAACCCTTTTGGTCCACATAGGAAAGAAGTTTAGTAATTGATTCATGATCATCACCGTCTCAAGCTTGATTCTCGACTGCACATAGTTATTATACAACAAAGGATACTCTCCGTCAACCACTTTCAGCAACTGTTGTGGAGAGTCTACACTTTCCATGAGAGTGGATAGGTCTTGTTGGAAGATGTAGAAGAGAGACTGTTGTGTTTTTTGCCATACTTTAAAAGTAGACTCAGCGTCCTCAGAGAGGAGATCACCCGACCATAGTTTTGGTTTCTCTAAAAGATTAGACACAAAGAAACCAAACATATCATCTTTATTGTATTTACGAGATAACTTATAGAAAGTAAACTTGTCCTTTCTAATCATAAAAGAGTCTTGTGTTACATTTGTTTTACCAGAGTATTTTACAAAATCATACTTCGAAGTAAAATGTAACTTCAATGCATGGAATAGTGCATAACATTCAAATCCACTGAATTCAACATTCATATAGGTAGTCGATTAGTCTTTTTGATTAGATTAAGTGATTCCGCTTCTTCGGTAATCTTTGCTTTGAGTGATGCAGTCAGTAGAGTTGCAGCCATTTCGACTTCAAATCCAGTATTCTTGCAATGTTCTACGATTGCATCAATGTAAGTAATATCTCTATTGTTCTGAACTAATTCTTCAATGATTGCAGAGAACACTCTACATTCTTCTTTAGTGGGCATTATTATTTCCTTAGTGAGAGTGCTTTACGACCATCATACCGATGTGTCTTGCCGTATTTGCCTTTTGCATCAACATAGTGTGTAAAGATTTGGCGATGCTTTTGCCCTTCGTATACATTACGCCAGTGTGGGAGAATAATACCAGAGTATACGACCATATCACCATTGTCAAGTTCAACTTCTACAGTTTCACCATCGAGATTCTCAAAGTAAATCGGCCATGGTGTTTCATCTTTTTGCAAACAGATTGTTGCAGAGATTTCACAACTTGGTCGATCCGTGTGTCGTTCTAATACGGCACCATTATAATATGTTCGAACATAAGTGTACGACTCATTCAATTCTTTACCTGTAATCTCTTCCATTAATGGCTTCAGATACACCATCAAAGACTCAGAGTAATTGGGTGAATAGTTGGCAAAACTATTCTTTACTTGTTCATCGCCAAATGGAAAGAAGTTCTTGAGTCCTTTCTTATACTCTGACATATACGCCGATTCAAGAATCTCGGCAGAGATCTGAATATAAGAAATCAAATCTTCACTAATTGCATTTCGTACAACTTCATATTTGTCTTTAGAAAAAGACATGATACACCTCCACTATTCATAAAATATATGTTTACCAATTCTGATGATTCTGCGTTTGTTCCAACGAGGATCAACGTACACAGCATGATAATACAACGCATCGTTGAGTTTTGTCAAGCGGTATCCGTCGAACAGCACCTTCTCTGCTGCTGCCCTAGAATCTATGTATTCTTGCGAATCAATTGGTATGCGTCGTTTAGACTTATCACACACCCATGAGAATTGGCAAGTTTTCTTTCTTTTCTGGTACACAGTTCTGCACACATCATTCATGAATAATCCTGATCGGACTCTATTCATCGTGACTTGTGCAACTGCCAGTTTACCTTTAAAAGACTCAGATTCTGCTTCGTAAAAAATATTGTTTGTTAGACAATTTAACTGTTTCTGTATGTTAGGAACTAAAGAATAAGTTTCTCTCGCACTTGCTACAGCAGTAGCATTCATTAAACCAAAGATGAGAAATGTTCCTAACAAGACTTTGATAGCCTTGTGTAACATTCGTTTCCTTATCGAGTTTTGAAGAGGTAGTTTAATTCTGTTACGAGGATAAACTACCAAAAACCCTAAGCAGTGTTTAGGCTGCTAATGCGTATTCGCTATCATTTGCGTTTACTTTGATTTATTTTTAACGACTGATATGTCGAGTAGCCGATAATTGTACTTATTATCCCGTCGAATCTATTCAGGCCCATCAGAAGCATACTA